ATTTTAAGAAACATGAGCAGTGGGAAGCTTTAATAGTATTTAAGAAAATAGACTGTGTTATATCTATAGCTATTCTTGTATGGTTATTCTTTGCACATTTTCATCCTGAAGTTCTTGGATGCTGGAAAATTAACCTTTAAATCAGAATAAGATGGTGGTTGAGAAAGTTACCAGAAAATCTATGATTATAAGACCAAGTGGGAGGAGTACTGATTTTATCAGTCCCTCCTTTGGTCATGGCTGTTTGTATAACTGTACTTACTGTTATATGAAAAGACATAAGCCGGAAGGATTATCTGTAGCTACAAATACTATGGATATCCTGACAGAAATTAATTCACATGCTTATTTTTCTACAGTAGAGAAACCAAATCAAACAGGAGAGTATGTAACCTATGATATCTCTTGTAATGAAGACTTTGCTCTGCATGCTAAATATCATGAATGGAAGACAATCTTTGGATTCTTTAGAGATCATCCACTTGCTATGGGTTCATTTGCCACTAAATATGTAAATGGAGAATTATTATTATTTAATCCAGAAGGTAAAATTAGAATAAGATTTAGTTTGATGCCTGAGAAATGGAGAAAGATTCTTGAACCTAATACAAATTCTCTTGATGAAAGACTTAGAGCTGTAAAATGGTTTATTGATGCTGGCTATGAAGTACACTTAAACTTTAGTCCTGTAATAGTACATGATGATTGGTTAACAGAGTATGAGTTCTTATTTGATATAATTGACAAACATTGTTATATGTATCATTGGCCACAAAACTCTATCAAAGCTGAAGTAATATTTCTTACTCATAATGAAGATAAGCATCAGTATAATCTACAGCATAAACTTCCAGGTGAAGATTTACTTTGGGTACCTAAAATACAAGAAAGTAAAGTATCTCAGTATGGTGGAAAGAATCTTAGATATGAACACAACAGAAAAGCAGATTACATCAAACAGTTTGTTGAGTTACATGATAAGATAATACCTTGGAATACAATTAGATATATATTTTAGTTATGAGACTTAGAGATACAGAACTTATAGGTAGGAGACTTGTAAAGTATGGGTTCTACAGATCTAAAACAGATCATCAAAACTATAGATATCATAATCTTCAAGGAGCAATAACTATTCAGTTTCAAAGATATGGAGTTGTAGGGTGGTCAGCTTTAATAGTTCATGAGATAGATGCACATACTACAATTAAGTTTGATGAATATGAAGCTTTATTTACTCCAGAGTGGTTAGTAGAAGAACATAAGAAATTACAAGCAATGTTTAAATTTTTAAGAGGATGATAAAGAATTTTAGTGATCCAAAGATTAAGGGATTAATCGTGGGTATTTGCCATGAACATTGGCATGTTGCAAAACCAAGTGACAGTAATATTGGATATTTATGGTATATGTATGCAGCAGGTACCAAAGTTGGAACATTCAGACCATTTATTTTCTTTGCAGAATTAAATTTACTTGTTAAGACAGGTTATATTACTGAAGAAGAGAAACTTAATTTGCTTGGAATGTTGGATAGTTCAGATGAAGACAATGCAAATATTATGGCTTTTTCTTTATTAACTTTGAGAAATAATAGGCTAAAAGACCTTGGTGTTTATACTTTGGATAATGATAAATACAAGGAAATTGACTATATTAGAGATATTATTAACACTGAAATATTTATAGGACAATGGCAGAAATAATTTTAAAATTCAAAGAAGATGAACTTGAAGATGCAAGAACTGCAATAGATGGTTGGAAATGGAAAGGTGCTATGTGGGAACTTGATCAATGGCTTAGAGGTGAGATAAAGTATAATGAAAAGATATCTGGAGAAATAGATGCTGCTTATCAAGCTGTTAGAGATAAGATCCGGGAGATTTTAAATGATGATAACTTAAATATAGAATCATGAAAGAATTAGTTCAAATTATTGATACACTTTGTGTAACACTAGTAACACTGGTATTTATGTATGGAGTTTATAAACTGTTAATGGATTAATATGGAATGTGTTAAATGTGGAGCTCCGGCAACCAAGAGATATAGTCCTGATCTTGATATCAAGGGTATAGGAATGTGTGCTGAGCATACTGATGAAATTATGATGGATCTTATGGTTGCTCAGTTTGACAAGAAAGGCTGGGAGAAATTTGAGAAAAAGTATTTACCTAAAAAAGATAAGTGATGGAATTTGTGATTATAACAGTAGTAGTATTTGCAGTTGCAGGTTTAATAATTTATAACTTAAAAGATGAAAACTATCATAACTGGGATGATTGACTGTATGTTTACAGCGATCATCAGTATTATTTATAGAAATTTAGAATAAAATGAGTGAACAAGAATTAATAGATCTCGGCTTTGAAAGAGTAGATATACTTGATGATGAAAGCCAAAATGGATATGATTACTACTACTATCATAAAGAACTATGTTCTGGGGTACTTTTACATAGTACAGATAATATTGATGTTAAAGATGACAAATGGGTATTAAAATCATTTGAGATTCCTGCATTAAATATCACAGAAAAAGCTCATTATGATCAGTTTCTAGAAATTATGGATAATATAACTTGTTAGATATGTTTAGTGGTAAATTCATTAAGAAAAATGGAAAACTTATCTTTAATAGTCCACAAGATAAATTAGCTTATGAGATTTTTGTAGATAAGATTTCAGAAGGTCAAAAAGTAGAAATGTATATTGATCTTGCAAATACAGATCATAGTAAAGCACAACTTGCAAAAGTACATGCTTGTATTAGAGAAATGGCAAAAGAGTCTGGATACACTTTTGATGAAATGAAAGATGTAGTAAAAGATGCATCTGGTCTAGGGGGTAAATCCTTTGCAGATTGTAGTAAAGATGAACTTATGTTAGCTATAGAAGCTTGTATACAAATAGGAAGAGAACAGTTTAATCTTTCTCTAGGGTAGGTGCTACGTAACCTTCATCTCCTGGTTCTAAGACTTCTTTTTCATCATATAGTTTTTGTTCACTTGCCTGTCTTTCTATTTCAGCAAGAAGAAGAACTATTGTATAAAATGTTCTTTGAGCAGAATCTAAATCTTCATATTTTTTATTCATGATGTCTTTAAAATAGTCATCACCTTTTTCGGGAATATTCATTGATTGAAGTACATGAAAAGATGCAGCTTTAGCCATTAAATAAAAACTTTTATTAACCTTGATGTCTAATATTACATCATCTTTCAATTCTTTAACTTTTATCATAGTATTAATTTTAAACAAAAATAGAAAAAAAATGGATTTAGAAGAAATTAAACAAAAAATGTTTACTAAACTTGGACCCAGCGGCTGGGACAGGATATTTAAATCTTTTGTATTTAGCAGTGACTTTGATGATATACTTACTAAGTTGTATACACTGAGTCAAGAGGATAAAAGGTTTACTCCACCACTTAAACAAGTCTTTAGGGCCTTTGAGGAGTGTCCATATGATAAACTACAAGTAGTAATAGTAGGTCAGGATCCATATCCACAGTTAGGAGTTGCAGACGGTATATCATTTAGTTGTGGTAACACAGGTAAATTACAACCAAGTCTTAAGTATATCTTAGGAGAAGTAAACAGGACAGTATACAATGGTCATCCAGTAAGTGAAGATGTAGATCTTACCAGATGGTCTAATCAAGGTATACTTATGCTTAATACAGCTCTTACAGTTGAAGTAGGTAAGATTGGTAGTCATTATGATATATGGAAACCTTTTACTGCCTACTTGTTAGATTGGTTAAATAATTATAATCCGGGATTGATTTATGTATACATGGGTAAAAAAGCTGAAGAATGGTCTGAACTTACTACTAACACTGAGTATAAGTTTACTGTTAAACATCCTGCTTCTGCTGCTTATAACGGTTCTAAATGGGATAGTAATGATATATTTGTTAAAATATCTTCAATAGTAAATAACACTAGTAATAATATAATAACGTGGTAAAATGATAGAAATCTTCACTAAACTAATTCAGAATGATTTGACACCAAATTCATTCTATGTTTTGTACTGTATTAAAGAAAAAATAGTACCTCACAATTCAATTAATAAAGCACTTGAGTGCAAAAGACTGCATATGAATCACTGGCTGTCAGAATCCTTGGAATTGACAGATAAAAGCATTATCTTTATGGCAGAAATTGATGGATATTTTAAGAAATCCAAGAAGAAAACTTCTAAAGATTTAATGGGGCAGAATTTCATGCAGAACATAGAGGCATATGTAAAAATATTTCCTAATAAGAAACTATCCTCTGGAAAATATGCAAGAGTTCCAGCCAAAAATCTTGAGAATGCATTTAGATGGTTCTTTGATAACTTCAATTATGATTGGGAAACTATATTTTTAGCAACACAAAAGTATGTACTAGAATATGAATCTAAAAACTATGAATACATGAGAAACTCTCAATACTTTTTGAGAAAACAAAATGTAGACAAAAGTTGGGATTCTGACTTAGCAACTTATTGTGAATATCTAAATGATAATCCTGATGAAGATAAAAATGTATTTAGTGACTTAATTGTATAATTTAAATTTTAAAAGTTTATGGGAAAACTATTTAATGGTGCACGACATCTGTTACCAGTTAGTGAAAGAAACAGTCTTGAAAAAGGTCTTGTTAAAATGAAGGCAAAGAGAGAAGGTAAAATACCTGCATTAATAACTGCATGGCCTAAATTTAATGATGCCTTTTGTGATGGACTTGAGTGGAGAACTATAACAGTTGTAGGTGCACGACCTGGTACAGGTAAGACCCTGTTTATGGAACAGGTGGTTTCTGATATTATAGAAAAGAATCCAGATCAGAAATTTAGAGTACTTAAATTTCAAATGGAAATGGTTGATGAAACTAGTGCAATTAGAAAGTTTGGTCTGATTACAGGTGCTGATTACAATACATTAATGAGTAAGGATGGAAAGTTAGTTGACAAAAAATTATTTGAGAAGTGTGTAGAATACTACAAATCAACAATAAATAATGATTTAATTAATGTCATCTACGATACGTGTACTGTCAATGAAATGTGTGCTACAATTCATTATGAATTGGAAAGATACAAGAATGAAGATGGTACTTATCCAAACATGCTTGTTACAATAGATCACTCTGCTCTATTCAAAAATGATGTTGGACAGAAAGACAAGTTTGATATGCTAGGTGCATTAGGTGAAGCCTTGACCTATATGAAGAAGAATTATCCCGTAGCATTTGTTGTCCTAAGTCAGTTGAATAGAAACATAGATGATGTTAAAAGACAAGTAGAAGCCAACTATGGCAATTATGTATTAGATTCTGACATTTATGGTTCTGATGCTTTATTACAACATGCTGATGTAGTTATTGGTATTAATAAACCCTCTATTAGAAAAATACAGAAATATGGTCCTGAGAAGTTCCTAATTGAAGATCCGGATACATTAGTGTTCCACTTCCTGAAGTCACGTAATGGTATGACCAGAATCAGTTTCTTTAAATTAGATAGAGCTACTATGAGAATAGTAGAAATACCAACACCTGCTAGGGAAACCACAGCAAAAATCCAAGTAAATTAATTAACATGAATAACAACAATTTAAGAAAAGAAAAAGAAAGAGAGTTCTATATGCAGCATATGGACACTTTCAAAGCAATTGGATTAGCAGATCCATTTTTTACTATTAAAACTGCTTTCTTTAAGAAAGGTAAGTTTGGAAAACAATGTCAGTTCTTTGAATGGGAATTGAAGAAAGGAGAAGACATCTATATTGAGTTCTACGAAAACGTGTATGATGGAGCAGGAAAGAATACAGACATTGTACCAGGTATTGAAGACAGACAGTTGTTTAAACTTAAGTTTAATCCTTTTTACAATGAGGAGTATGATGTTACAGAAACAGTTGATGCTGACGGTAAAGTAGATAGAAAATATCTAGTTTCTTTAGGTGAGATGGTTGCTGTACTACCTAGTGGACAAGAGATTAGTTATTCTCTTTATGAAAAGAGAAAAGAAGAAGCTAAACTTGAAGTACCACAGTTACAGAAGTCATTAAGTTTGTTTCCAGATTTTGAGCAAGAATTTGCTCCTAAAGTAGAAGCAGAGATTTTTAATGAAGAAATTGCTGATGCACCATTGTCAGAAATTACTATCAGAGATTTAGCAGCAATTATGTTACTAAAACCTGTTAGTGCTAGACCTTGGTTGAATGATCTGATTAAACAAACAAAAAGTGATATATGAGTATAGTACTTCCAACTAAGAAAGTAAAAGCTGAAAGACAAAATCCTAAAAGGATTGTGATTTATTCTAAACCTAAGACTGGTAAAACAACAGCTTATGCAGGTTTAGAAGACAATTTAATTCTTGACTTGGAAAATGGTGCTGATTATGTTGAAGCTCTTAAAGTAAAAATTGGTAGTTTACAAGAACTATTGGATACTGGTAAAGCAATTAAAGCTGCAGGTAATCCATATAAGTTTATTACTATTGATACTGTAACTGCATTAGAGGATATGATTATGCCACTTGCAATTAAACTTTACAGAGGTACATCAATGGGTAAAAACTATGATGGAGATAATGTAACTACACTACCAAATGGTGCCGGATATTTATATATCCGTCAAGCATTCTTTCAAGTTTTAGATTTTATTGATACCTTAGCACCCACAATTATCCTATCTGGTCATATTAAAGACAAGGTAGTTGATGATAAGGGAGAGATGGTCATGTCTGCAAATATAGACTTGACAGGTAAGATTAAATCTTTAATTTGTGCAAATGCAGATGCTATTGGATATATGTACCGTAAGGGTAACAAGACCATTTTGTCTTTTAAGACTAATGAAGAAGTTACTTGTGGTGCAAGACCAGAGCATTTACGTAATGAAGAAATAGTAATTTCTGAGATGATTGATGGTGTTTTAAAGACATCATGGGAAAAAGTTTTTGTTTAATAATTAAAAAAAAGTAAAGTAAAATGGCTTTAAGTACAGAAGATCTTGGTACCGGTGGATCCGGCCTACCAAAAACAATTAGTCCAGGTAACAAAGTATTAAAAATCAACAACGTAGAACTGGAGGAGTTTAAATTTATTCCAGGTGCATATCATTTAGTATTGCACGTGGAAACTGAACCTATTCCAGGTTTTGAAGGTTTTGCTCTTGATAAAGATAATCCTGAGAAAGGACACTTTAAAGGTCAGATTGGTAAAATTAAAGCTTCTCAGTATGCATTTGCAGATGGTGAAACTAAATCTGGTATTAAAATTCAAAGAGATAGATCTATTTTGATATTCTTACAGAATCTTTGTAAGACTATGGGTGTTAATGATTGGATGCAAGCTCAACATAACAAACATGATACTATTGAAGACTTTGTAGAATCATTTAATGCATCTGCTCCTATTAGAGATATTTATTTGGAATTCTGTATTGCAGGTAAAGAATATGTGGGTAAAACTGGTTATACTAATTATGACATGTGGTTGCCAAAAGCAGAAAAAGGTAAGTATGCATTTGGTGAAGTAGAAGAAGGTAAAGTAATTAGATATGATGAAAAACTTCATTTGAAGAAACTTGAGAATACTGAGATTTCTAAATTTGGTGATGATGAGGATGTTTTTAAATCAAATAAACCTTCTACTGATTTCTCTCTAGACTAAAAAATAGTTAGGGGGAATCAACAGGGGTTCCCCCTTATTTTAAATTTTAGAATATGATTTCAACTACAACAATAATTTCTGATTTAAATGATGTACCTAGAGAATGGGTATTTGAACACTATCTTAAACTGACTGAAAGACTATCCGGTCAAAGTCTAAAAATCAAATCTATATTTAGTTCAAGAGACAAAGTTCCTTCTATGTGTATTTATACAGATAGTAAGGGTCACTACAAGTTTAAAGATTTTTCTTCAGGCTATGGTGGTGATGGACTTAATCTTGTAATGCATTTGTATAATCTAGAAAGTAGAGGTAAAGCTTCTTTTAGAATAATGGAAGACTATGCTATTTATATTTCTAATAATACTTATGTTCCTATTACATATAAACCACATAACAAATATGTAGTTTCTGATTATGAGATGAGACACTGGAATACATTAGATCAAGCTTATTGGAAAGGTTTTAAATTATCTTCTACTTTGCTAGAGGGTCATAATGTTTATCCACTGTCTTTTTATACTATGATTAAGGAAGATGATGAAGGACGTATACTAGATACTGTACACATCAAAGGTAACTTTATCTATGGTTATTTTCGGGAAGATGGTACACTGTATAAGATCTATACTCCAAAAAACAAAGACAACAAGTTTATTAAAGTACATGATTACATACAAGGTTCTGATCAACTTGAGTATAAGTCTAAGTATCTGATAATCACTTCTTCTCTAAAGGACTTGATGTGTTTTAAAAGATTGGGAATTAGTGGTATTGAATCTATTTCTCCAGACAGTGAGAATAGTGTAATACCAGAAAATTTTATGAGACCACTCCTAGATAAGTATCAAAAGATTATTGTATTGTTTGATAATGATGAGCCGGGACTAAAGTCTGCTGATAAGTATAAAAAGAAATATGGTTTTAATTATGTAAATTTGGATATGTCTAAAGATTTATCAGATTCAGTTAGAGATCATGGTATTGAAGCTGTCAGAGATAAATTATTTCCACTATTAAAACAAGCATTATGAGCTGGATGTATCAAGGTAGAGAGTTTACTAACAGTATGATTCCTGAAGGAGCTGTAGGATTTGTGTATGAGATGGAAGCCATTATTGATGGTAAGTCTGTAAGGTATGTAGGTAAGAAGAATTTTTACTCTACTACAAAGAAGAAGTTTGGTAAAAGAGCTGTTGCTCAGATGACTGATAAAAGAAACAAGAAATATGAGACTGTTTCTAAGGCTAGTTACCAAAACTACTATAGTAGTAATGCAGTTCTTAAAGAAGCTCACAAAGCTGGTATACCAATTAAAAGGTATATAGTTAAGATATGTTTTTCTAAAATGGAACTCACATATTTTGAAACTAAGTATCAGTTTTTAAGAGAGGTTCTTGAAAAAGATGAGTATTTGAATGGTAATATACTGGGCCGCTTCTTTAAGGTAAAATAAAATAATTATGACAGAATTAGAATTAACAAGCCTCCTATTTAGGTTGGCTGATTTTGGTATTACAGGTGTTAAAGTAAAATATGATGGTGGAGGAGACTCAGGAGCCATAGAATGGATAGGTTATACAAAGAAACCTTGTGAAACTCCAGAAGATGTAAGTGATAATGTAGAAGATTGGGAAGAAGATTCAAAATTGTTAAATATTGATCATGATCTTTTTATGGAGCTTGAAACATTTGCAGAAAACAAACTTCTTGATGATATAGAAGATTGGTGGAATAATGAAGGTGGTTGGGGAGAGTTATGTATTTGTGTTCCTTCAGGTAAGTATATTATTAATAATAATATTAGAATTACTGACCATGAGACTCATTTTCATGATGGTAGTATTCTAGATAAAGCAGAAGAAGACTAATGGCACATCCTTGGCAACATGCAAAATCATCAGCTAAGAAGTTTGGTGGTTCTCCTGTGGATTACCTAGCAATACATAACTGGTTTGATGAAACTAAGGCCTGGGTAGGTCATAGTATGCATAGAATGTTTAGACATCATAGTGAAGGTATATTTGAATGTGAGCAAAGATTTGGTATGGTAATTACCAACTCTGATGGCAAAGATGTATATGTAAGATATGTTGGTGAGCAGCATGTCAAGGAAGATTGTAATAATTACATCCCTACTGCAAAAGAGTGGGTAGATATGATTGAATCTGGTAAACCACATATGTGGGCAATAAAAACATTAAAAATTGAAGACTGATGGCAAAGATGATTTTTAGTAAAGAAGAAACAAGGAACTTACTTATGATGTTACAATCTGAAGATGCAGATAATCATCTTATAGCATTTGAATCCTTGAAGAATGTTGATTATAATAAGTATATAGGAGAACTATTAGTTCTCTATAAGTTTAGTGGGCATAGTATGAGTAATTGGTTAGCAAACTGTAATAAAATAGCAATGAGACTCCAAAATACATTTGTAAGTGAAGTACCACTTAGTAGTCCTAAGACTTTAAGTCTGATTACAAAACACAAAGGTTCTAAAGCTTCGGTTGAGCTATTTATGGAATTCTTTATTAGGGATATGTCAAGGATGTTAGAGTCTATTGGCTATCCTACTGACAAATTTGAAATTGATATTAAATTTAAAGATGATGGACAAACAACAGAGTCTTAGTAAAATTGCAAAAGAGTTGATGCTGAAAGAGCCCTTTTATGGGTTCTTTCTTATTGCTCTAAATAAAGTCTGGGGTCAAAAGGTTCCTACAGCAGGTGTAAGTAAGAATAATATTAATTATCAGCTTGCTATTAATCCTGAGTTTTGGGAATCTCTTAGTGATGACCACAAGCTTGGTTTACTTAAACATGAATTGCTACATATTGCATTTGGACATCTCACTACTTTCTTTAAGTTTAGTGATAGAAAACTTGCAAATGTTGCAATGGATATGGAGATCAATCAGTATATATCTAAAGAATGGCTACCTGAAGGTGGTATTGATATAGATAATTATGCTGACTTAAATCTTGATAGAAAAGCTGGTTGTAGATATTACTATGACAAGCTAAAACAACTACAAGATGAGAAAAATCAAAAAGGTAGTTGTGGTAATGCTCCTATGGATCAGTTACTAGATGCTATGGCAAATGGTGAGTTAGATGAACATGCTACCTGGGAAGAGTTTGAAGATATGACTGAGGCAGAACAGAAGTTAATTGATAAACAATTACAAAAAGTTCTTGGTGATGCTAAGGAACAAACTGAAAAGAAACGTGGTACTATTCCTGGAGAAATTGAAGGAGTAATTATCATTGAAGAAGTTGTAAAACCTAAGTTTAATTGGAGAGGTTACATTAGAAGATTTACTGGTGTAAGTACTAAGGTATTTACTAAGAAAATCAGGAGAAAAGAGAACCGTAGATTTGATGCTAATCCTGGTCTAAAAGTAAAAATGAGACAGCACATGTTGCTAGCTATTGATACTTCAGGATCTGTAAGTGATTCTGAGTTACAAGAATTTATGAGTGAAATCTACCATATTTACAAATGTGGTGTTGATATTACTGTAGTACAGTGTGATACTGTTATTAGATCTATTGAACCTTACAAAGGTAAATTTGAGATGGGTGTACAAGGTAGAGGTGGGACTGAGTTTGATCCCGTCCTGGAATATTTTAATGCCAACCTGAAGAAATATACAAGCCTGGTGTATTTTACTGATGGTGAATGTGGTTACTCTGTAAAACCTAGAGGTAATACTCTATGGGTTTTGTCAGAACAGTCTTATATGAATACACAATTACCGGGTAAAGTTATTAAATTAGAATTATAAAAATTAGTGTTATGAATCAAGTACAATTAAACGTAAACGAGTTAAAAGATTTTATTAAACATATGGTTAGTAATAACCAACATATCCAAGCTGAAGGTAAAGTACCTGTAGCTGTAAACATTGAGGGTGATGCTGGTTTGGGTAAAACTTCTGCAATCATGCAGTTGGGTAAAGAATTAAAAATGGATGTAGTTAAGCTTAATTTATCTCAGTTAGAAGAATTAGGTGACTTAGTAGGTTTTCCTGTAAAAGAATTTGAAATACAAAATGCTGAAGGTAAGAAGACCTGGATTAATGAATCTCAGATAAATGCAGCTAGTGCAAAAGGGTACAAAGTTGTTGGAAAGAGAATGTCTCATGCTGCTCCTGAGTGGATTCAAGGTAAAGGTGAGGGTGGTTTCCTAATCTTGGATGACTATACTCGTGCTGATGCAAGATTTATGCAAGCAACTATGGAGATTCTAGATAGACAAGAATATGTATCTTGGAAACTACCAAAGAACTGGCATGTTATCTTGACTACTAATCCAGACAATGGTGACTATAATGTAACTAGTCTAGATGTTGCTCAGAAGACTAGATTTATCTCTGTTGAGTTAAAGTATGATTCTGATGTATGGGCTAAGTGGGCAGAGAAAGCAAACATAGATGGTAGATGTATTAACTTCATGTTGATGCACCCAGAATTGGTAACTCAAAGAGTTAATCCAAGAGCTATTACTACTTTCTTTAATGCTATTAGTTCTGTACCTAAGTTTGAAGATAGTTTACCACTAATCCAAATGATTGGTGAGGGTTCTGTAGGTGTAGACTTTAGTTCAATGTTTACTATGTTTATTAATAACAAGTTAGATAGAATTATCAGTCCAGTTGACATCCTAACTAAAGATGAGCAGTATGTTATGAACTCTCTTACTAATGCAGTAGGGAAGGATGATGACTTCCGTGCTGATATCTCTAGTGTTATTGCAACTAGGGTAATTAACTATTCTCTTGCTTTGGCTGACAAAGGTTCAATAGGTAAACCAATCATTGACAGGATAGCTAAACTTACTACTGACTGTGATGCATTTACTGATGACCTTAGATATTATATGGTTAAAGAGATTGTCAACGGTAACAAAGTTAAGTTCTCACAACTGATGATGAATCAGGACGTGGTGAAGATGGCTGTAAAATAAGTCAACGTAGAAGGTTTCCCCTTTAATAAACCACTAGTCTAATTAAAAACAATGATAAGGGGAGGTAAAACTCCCCTTTATTAAACTTAAAAAAATGAAAACATACTTACATATTTATGAAGTAGATGCAATGCATAATGAGCTAATCATAAAGGTTGAACCTTTATATTGTGCTGACAGTAGTACAAACATAGTAACTGTAACTGATAAAGATTATACCCCTTCAAAAGGAGATAAACTTTATTTTCTACCCGGGGTTAATATTCCTAGAGTAAAACTAAAAGACTTGTCTTTGCAACATGGTATTAAAACTGTCAGAAATATAAATGATGCTACACATATCTTTGCTGGTAAGAACACTAAAGATAAGATTACAAGTGGAGCTTGGTATTATTCTATACAAACTTCAGCTGTTAGAGCTATTCTTCTAGACCCTGAACTAGCTATGGATGACTATTATAAAGAAAATCTTACACAAGCTTTAGAGTTTTATACTGAAGATGTAGTTATTATAGATTATTCTGCAGCTGGTCAACTTAGAAATTCAGAATTAGCATTTGTAAAAAGATACACTTATAATAGTATTTCTAGACACTCTAGTGCATATTATTCAGTAGATGATGACCATATAGATTTATTCCCAGATATCTTAACCATGGATGTTTACGATGAGAGTAAGTTAATTAAACATATTAATGGTGAAGATGCTGCTACTATAGATGCAACTATGTTCAATCAGATTTCTGACATGTTTAAGAGCTCAGATGGAGACAATCATGTACTTGCAATGGAGATTATGGCTAATTGTAATTATATAGATAGCTTATTGTATCTTGAAATGTTATTTAAAGATCATGCTGGCAAAATGTATAACTGTCATACTAAGAACCATGTGAATTTCAAGTCTTTACTTAGTTATCTAGGTAAATGTAAAACCAACATGGATACAAGTGTGGATAATATTATGCAGTCTCTTATTAACAAAGATGTCCTTGATACAGATAAAATAGATATTCTTATGTTGCATTATTCTGATGAACTTGGTAGAAGAGGAGACAGCACATTCTTCAAAGTAAAAAGTATAACTGTCAATGAAGAAACTCTGCAGTTACTAAATACTAACTATGTTTATGAAGAGCTCCCAGATTTTGTTCCTGAAGGTGGTGTAGAGGTATCTGAAATACATGGAGACCTTGCTGATCTTAATTCTTTTGATAATAACTCTCCAGGGGTTGCGGGGGTTGCAGATGACATTGAAATTTCTGATAAAGACATAGAAGATGCATTTACTAGAATTGAAAGAAATGAACTTAAGTCAGAGTTAATAGAATTAGAAGAAGAAAAAGAGTTTCCTGAAAATGAATCTGTCTTTACTGAAGCAGAAGACTATGCTCTAGGAGAGATAATAAGTAAACTTGCTGAAGAAGAGTCAAATAATAATCAAACAACACAAACAAAAGATGACGATGGTTTTGAATGGTTCTGATGAAATGGAGAAATTCTATCAGAATAAATTTTATTTTAGCTATAGTGGGTTGAATAAATTACTTTATTCACCTGCTGCATTTTACAATCATTATGTGCTCAACCAGCGGGAAGACAGTACAGACTCTCACCTTGTAGGAGGGAGAGTCTTACACTGTCTCTTGTTTGAACCTGAGAAATATGATGATTACTTTTTATCATTACCAGGGAAACTCCCTAGTGATAACCCAAAGAAAATTATTGATAATATTTTTAGAATACATCTTGGATATTCAAATAATTCATTAACTTTGGAAGACTACTCACAAGATATACTTACACAGCTACTTACAGCAAATCTTTATCAGAATCTTAAAACAGATCAACAACGACTTGATAAGATACTTACTGATGACCACAAAGAGTATTTTGAATTCCTTAAACAAAGTCTAGACAAAACAGTAGTAGATGAACCTACTTTGAATGGCTGCAAAGCACAGGTTGAGATACTAAAAACTAATAGTGATGTGAGAACACTATTAGCACTAGATGTAACTGAGGAAGACACACACATTGATACCCATAATGAGTTGCACATTAAAATGGATCATGAAAAATTACCTTTTGGTTTTCACGGAGTACTTGACAATGTTGTTGTTGACAATGAGGCAAAGGTGTTATTCATCAATGACCTTAAAACAACTGGTAAGTCTGTCCAAGATTTCCCTGATGCAGTAGAATATTACAAGTATTGGATACAAGCAGTAATCTATACTATTTTAGCTTCAGATAAATTTTTGAAAGACAAACCAGATGCAAGAGACTGGCAAGTTCAAGTAACCTTTATTGTAATTGACAAATACAATTTAGTTTATCCTTTCCAAGTCTCTAAAGAATCAATGAGTCAATGGAAAAGTGATTTCGGAGAAGTTTTGAAAATTGCCAAATGGCATTATGAAAACAAAAGATATGACCTACCATATGACTTAGCAGTAGGTAATATTAAATTGTAGATTTTATGGCTTTAAATTCTGTTTATAAGAAGTACTTTCAAAAGTCCAAGGTGTTTTTATATCCAATCTTGGGCATTAAAAGAGGGGTAAGTGTTGTTCCAATTGAAACTTATATAAGTTGGAAAGGATACTGCAACTCTGAGGATATGAAATTAATATGCGTGTATGATGTAAGAACAGATGATGAGTATAAACATTTTGAAAAGAATGTTTTACTTAACCACAACAGACTAAATGACTATGTAAAAATAGGCAATCAATTAGTTCTTACATTTGATTTATCTGATTTAGGGGATGACTGGTTCCATTTTATTAATGGAAAATACAGTAAAATAAGTATGAATTTAAAGCAAAAAATCCTTAACTTTTTTGACAAATACAGTGGTAATTATGCCTATATGCACAGTTATTTAATACCTGAAAAGTATTTTAGTAACTATGCAGAACTATTAGGTGTAGAACCAGAAATGTTGATACAAGTGGGAGAGTTATGTACTAAGCCTGACATGGAAAAAGAAACTTTATTTCTAGAACCTGCAGACTTAGATGATCTAAGTGAAAATAAATTATTAAATTTGTCAAAACCAACAGAAAATGAATGAATCAATGATGTTAGTTCAGGCCACATGGCAAGAACAACAAACCTTTAGAATGATCCCTATTAAAGATGAATGTCCATATGTGGAATGTATCTTTGATCCCGGGACAAAAGTATTTGTAATTATCTCTAAGATTAAGAAAACTAGTTTGCATATGCTCCCTAAATTAGATGAGTATGGTCAAGCTGTTTCTGGTACAAAAGGTGTAAAACAAGAAAGACACAAGATTGAAGTCTTTCAAGAGTTTTACATTGAACATACTGAATCTATGGAAGAACTAATTAAAACTTTTGCAGTTAATACAAAAAAGTTTGATTATAAGAAATTTATGGTGGATTCTAATCCAACATAAAACAAGGGATGGTACTTGCCGGACATGGTGATGTATTCATGACTTAAGATTTAAAAGGTGAAAAAGGGAGACGAAGTATAGTAACCTCCCTTTTTTTATTAACTTAAATGGGGGGACAGCTTAACTGAACTTATGGTATGAGAACACATTGGGTAATGGACTACGAAACTCTTAGTAATTGTTTTGTAGCAGTCTTTGAAGACGTAAAGTCTGAACACACAGAAGTATTTGTCTGTCACGAATCCAAAAATGACATATTAGAACTAGTTACTTTTCTAGAAAGAAATGTGACCCTTAATGAATGGCATGTTAGTTTTAATGGTCTTTCATTTGACAGTCAAATTACTGAACATATTCTACGGAATAAAGAACAGTTATTAGAACAAGATGGTGATACTATTGCTAGATTTCTATATGACAAAGCACAATTAGTTATTAGTAAATCTCGTGATGGAGAATTTCCTGAATTTGGTTCTAGAGACTTAAGTATTAGACAAGTAGATGTATTTAAACTTAATCACTGGGACAACCCAGCTAAAAGATCTAGTTTGAAATGGATTCAGTATACTATGGATTGGAAAAATATAATGGATATGCCTATTCATCATAGTTTCCATGTAATAGAATCTGAAATAAGTATGATTATTAAATACTGTATTAATGATGTCAAGTCTACTAAACAGATTATGCATTTGAGTAAAGAGCAAATTAATCTTAGAAGAACTTTGACAGAAGACTATAACATAGATTTGTTCTCAGCCTCTGAGCCTAGAATATCTAAAGAGTTATTCTTGTATTTCTTAAGTAAATCTACTAAAATTAGAAAGTCTGATTTAAGAAAGATGAGGACTAGTAGAGAACAGATTATATTTAAGGATATTATTCTACCTTATATTAGTTTTGAGACAGCTACATTTCAAAATCTTCTAAAGAAGTTTCAAGATGTAGTACTGTATCCTGGCCAAACAAAAGGTGGTTTTAAATATTCTGTGCAATATAAAGGAGTTAAGACAGATTATGGTCTTGGTGGTATTCATGGTGCTAGAACAAGTAAAGTTTATAACTCTACTGAAGATATGGTTATCATAACTTCAGATGTTATAAGTTTTTATCCTAATCTAGCTATTAGAAATGGATGGGCACCTGCACATTTACCAAAACAAGAATTTTCTGAACAGTATGAATGGTTTTTTGATGAAAGAAAAAAGATACCAAAATCAGATCCACGGAATTATGTATATAAGATTATACTTAACTCAACTTATGGACTCAGTAATGATGAGAACAGCTTCCTGTATGATCCACAGTTTACTATGAGTATTACTATTAATGGTCAGTTGTCTTTAACTATGTTGTATGAGATGATTTGTGAAGGTATTCCCGGAGCAATTCCTCTAATGCAGAATACAGATGGTCTTGAGACAATAATACCTAGAGAGTATGTAGACAAGTATATGGAAATTTGTAAAATATGGGAAGGTATTACTAAACTAGAGCTAGAACATGATACATATTCTAAGCTAGTTCTTGGTGATGTCAATAACTATATTGCTGTTACAGAGAAAGGTAAATCTAAATGTAAAGGTAGATTTGAGTATGAGAATCTGGCATTACATAAAAACAAAAGTTTTTTAGTTATACCTAAAGCACTACATGCATACTTTGTAGAAGGTATTAAACCTGAAAAGTTTATTAAAGAAAATCTAAACATTTTTGATTTTTGTGGTGGTGTTAAGATAAAAGGAGATTGGGAATTTATTGAACGTAAAATAGAACTTGGAGATTATAGTGAAACAAAACTTCAAGAAACTATCAGGTATTATGTGTCTAAACAGGGCTCTAAGATTATTAAGAAACATAACAGTGACGGGAGAGATATACAGATAGAAGCTGGAAGATGGTTACAAACTACAATGATTAATTATGTAGAAAAACCATTTGACGAATATGATATTAATTATGATTATTATCTAGAGAAGATTAGAAAAGAAATAGAATCTCTAGATCCAAGTACAAATCAATTAAGTTTATTTTAATTATGCCAAAGAAAATACAAAACACAACAAAGGCACATTTGGTAAGTGTGCCTTTACCAAATCATGCTGCTACTTATACAGTTATAAGTCACCAGTTTGTTATTGATTATGCTTATCAATCCCTTGCTGCTGCAGGGTTTGGTATTGTAGATGAGGAGTACAGATGTACTGCTGATGGACAGATTGCCCAGGGAATTTATAAACTAAATTTTAATAATGACCCTGAGTTGTCAATGATGTTTGCATGGACAAACAGTTATAATAAACAAGTAAAGTTTAAATGTGTAGTAGGTGCATATATAAACAATAGTGGTTCTGTTATGATTTCTGGAGAAGTTGGTAGCTGGGTTAGAAAACACACAGGTACGGCAGACACAGAGACAAAAGATACTATTGATCAATATATCTCTAATGCATATATGTATTATAATCAGCTATGTTCTGATAAAGCTGCTATGGAAGTAGTAAGTTTGAATAAGAGAAAACAGTCTCAGTTACTAGGAGTATTATTTGCTGAGTATGAGATACTTACTACTGAGCAAGCTAGTATGATTAGAGATCAAATGAAAAGACCATTACAAGTATTTAAAAGTACTGATAGTTTGTGGGCCTTCTATAACTTTGTAACTAATGCATTACAGTCATCACATCCTAAGACTTGGATGGAAGACCAAAGAATCTTGCATTATTTTATAGGTACAATTTGTGATTTTAGTGCACCACCTCAACCGGTAAGTACACCAGTCAACAATTTAAGTACACCAGTTGAAGATCCTTTATATGAAGATCCAAATCAAACTAATATTCTAGATCAGATTGCTGAAGTTGAAAATTTGGAACAAACTGGAACAAAATATGATGAAAATGAAGTGATTTTGTACCAGTCAGAAGAAATCATTGAAGATGTTACTGAAGATGACACAGAATTAATTGAAGATGAAATTGTACAATATGTAGATCCAGCAGGTAATACATTTGAAGCTCCAGTAGTTGCTCCATGTGCTGCACATGATGCAGAAACAGAAAGGGAAATTCAGCAAGAAAATTTGGAGGACATTTTTCCCCAAGAAGTTAAAGTAGAACATGTACAACTTAATGAAACTACTGTAGCTGCAGTTGTAGTTAATGAAGTTGCAGAAGACCTAGATGATGTATTTGCTGAGGCAGATAATTTTGATCTAGACTTCACAGACGATACTGAAGAAGATAAGGATTCAATTCCTGACTTCTTTTAGTTGATGAATAATTATTTTTTTTGGAAAAGGGGTAGCTTAGGCTATCCCTTTTTTTTCTTAATTTAGTATTATGGAAAAACAATTACAAGCAGTGGCAGAGTTCCACAAAGCATTTGGTCAAATAGATGGTCAATGGCCTTCATTAGTATCTGATGCAGAATACAATCTTAGACATAGTCTTATGAAAGAAGAGAATGATGAGTATCTTGAAGCATGTGAGAAACAATCTTTAGTAGAGATTGCTGATGCTTTAGGAGACCAGTTATATATCTTATGTGGGACTATTCTAAAACATGGTATGCAACATATTATAGAAGATGTATTTGATGAGATACAAGCAAGCAACATGAGTAAGTTAGGTGGAGATGGTAAGCCATTATTTAGACATGATGGTAAAATACTAAAAGGACCTGGATACTTTAAACCAGAGTTGAATAAACTTTTTAAACTTAGAAAAGATGCACCCAATAACATTCAGGAAAGCAATGATTGAAGCATACCTTGCAGGTGCTGAATCAGTAGTTGAGTCAGGTATAATAGAATCTCCTTCTAAAAAAGAGGCTAGAGATTGGTTTGACAATGAGTATGGATTAACAGTTACTAATGAAGAATGTGACTGCTGTGAAGATGAAGATGGAGACTCTTAGATGTTTTAATTGTGGTGTAGAAAAGCCATTAGAAAAATTTAAGGATAACACCAGAAAGTATCAAATAAAAAGTGCAAAGGGTAAATGTATTGTGTGTAAAGCATGTTCTTTTCACAAAGCATTAAGTACACTGTCTGTTGTAAGATATGATTTTAAAGAAAATAACTTTAAAGTAATACACTTTAAAGACAAATATGAAGTCTTAGACTTCTATGAAAATGAAGGAGGAGAACTGTAAAAGGTTCTCCTCTTTTTTTTTACCTTCCTTGTGCTCTGTATGCTTTTTTATAATTCCTAGACTTTTTCATCTTAGAACTTTTAGTTTTAGAATGTACACCTGGACGGGATTTCTTAGTTTTCATGTAGGTCTTTACGGACCCTGTTGTTGTCTTTGCCATTTTTAATTTCCTTTAGATTGACTTTTAAATTGATTTTCAAATGATGTTACTGGATCTCCAGTAGAACCAGTGAACCCTATTGCTTTTCCTAATTTACTCCATAATTTTAAATCTCCTTCTTCTTTCCATGAATATGGACCTGTATCACGTTTATATCTATCCATTTCAGAGAATGTTACAAAATCTAATGCATCTCCAAAGATATCAATATAAAGTACTACAGTGTTATACCATGCACTTGTTGTTTGTGTTAGCATCTTTACATAATCATCTGCACCAAAATTTACTCCTTTCATAGAAGGTAGTGGTACAAAAGCCGAAGTTTCTGCTTGTACACCCATCATCAAAAGTAACATGTGATTTGACATAAAACCATATGTGTTAAATGAATCTTGACCCATTGCACCAGACTTAGCTCTTAGTTTTTTCCATTTGTCATCATCATCTGGATCAAATCCAAACACCATTAGACCAATTAGAGCAAGACCAATTGCAAAGAATGCTTCAGCAGAAAGTTTTCTTACTGCAGTTTTTTCTTGATCAGTAAGATAGTTATAGTTTCTAAATCCAGATTTCATTGTTTTCAACATTGCTTGGAATGCTGTAATATAAAAACCTTTTCCATAAGATGTAGTTGCCCAATCATATCTTTCACCACCTCGTGTCCAACCAATAGTTTTAGAATCAAATCCAAATCTATTCATCAACATAGGAGTAAACCATTTTCTCATAAAGAAGAACATTCTATAGAGAAGTAACTTATTACCTTCAGGCTGTCCCATTTCATCATAAGTACCAAATAATTTACGAGACGTACCTTGAATTCTATTTTTCAATCCCATAAATAACTCTGACTTAGATATAATAAGTTCTTGACCATCTTCAAGTTGTACTTCAGACTTAATTCTATTTTTAGCTTTTAGTTCTTCTAAAGGAATGTAGTATTTCTTAGCAATACTTTCAAGACTTTCACCTTTAGTATATTCATGATATACAGGAAGATTACTCCAACCAGGATGTATACCAGGTTTTAATCTAATGATACCTTCATCATCTTTTTCCCAAGCTTCAATATATCTTAAAGTCTTTTTAGAACCATCACTCATAACTTGTTCTACTTTTTGACCATACATAAAAGCTCCAAATAAAGACATTGCAACTTGCATCTCACCAAATTTTCTATGCATGTATAACCATTCCATATTGGCAAGATCTTTTAACATAGATCTTTCTATCTCTCTACCAAACTCATCTTTAGACTTAAAGTTAGGATCAAAAATCTGAACAAGTTGAGTTGATATAGCTCCTGGACCTGTTTGGTAAATACCTTTTGTAGTCCATTCTAACATAGCTTTTTCTGCCCAAGGTCTTGCTAATGCAATATCTTTAAGATTTATAAACTCAGCACCACTACCTTCAATGATTAACTGCACATATGCACCATACTTGTTTTTTAAGTCAGAAGGTAGATTGATAGCTAATGAACCTCTAGCAGATAAACCTTGTAATCCATTTATCCATTTACCAAATTGTGGATGAGTTTCCTCTATACCTTCAACCATCTTACCATAGTACTCTCTTTCAATAAGAGATTTAACCTGACCAAGACGGTTATTAGTTGAGAATTTTTTCTTTGCAAAAGTTAGGGCCCCTTTTAGACTATAAATATTCTTATCAAATTTTTCTAAATCTTTTGGAGCATTGTCAGGATCTTCTAATGTATCTAGTATAGAGTTAACAAGAGGTAAACTCTCTAAAAGTTTTCCTTGTGTCTGAATACTTAATGCATATTTAAATAATCCCTGGAAGATATCAGCATCTTGATTTTCTATATCAAGATTATAAATACCTGATACAGGAACATAAGTAATTTGATTACCGTCAAGATCTGTATTAACTAAGTTATTATTTGGATCATAATTATTTTCATTAGAAATAGAATACTTATCTGAAGTTCTTTCAGAATCAGTAACTGATCTACCAATTAACTGCTTAGTCCACTCTTGAATATTACTTCCTATTTCAGAAAACCTAGAACCATAATTTGCTTTTTGTAATGACTGATAAATGTCCCCTTTTCTAAGAGCATATCTAGGCATATCAAGATAGAGTTTACTATAGTTACTCATACCTTTCTGATTCTGTAGATGATATTCTTTAATGGCTTCTAATAGTTGAAACTCTGCAGAATTACTAGCTTGCATCTGAAAGTATCTTTCATTCATGAACCTGTTATCCTTAGCACTATATTTTTGTCCAGGTTGATACATCCTTGGTAGCCATTGATTTTTATTATCAATAAACTTACCTACATAATCTTCTTTAGCAGCTCCAAAAGGAATAGTTCTATACTGATCTTTTACTTCATATCTAGAGTGTCTAGCATTAGGAGCACCCATAAGTAAAACCTCATTACCTTCTCTATTTAATATTCTAGTATATTTTATTTGAGAAGAATCTTTTGGTATAGCAACAGTATTTGCTTTTGTTCTTTTATATCTAGGTATGTAACTTCTTGATTTTTCATCATATACATTTATTGTATAATGATTAAGATTAAACCATTCTTTAAATCCTTCATCAGCATCCAGCATGTCTTGGAACTCATCTGAATTTATAAAATTATCAACGTCATCTTCATCAACTTCTTTTATATTTTGTTTAGAGAGATTATAGTTTAATGTCTCTATGTAATATACAGTAGGAAGATTTTCAGTTAATTGTGATAACTCAGTAAATATCTCTTGAATTCTTGCTGCATCTGCAGGATTAATACCTTCTTTTTCTTGCAGTTCTAATAGATAGAAATATCTTTTAGATTCTGGAGAACCAGCTTGTAGTAAACCTTTTCTTGCTTTATACTGTAGATTTTTTAACTCCTCAGAATCTTCTTTAGAAAGACCTGTGGATATATCATACTGAAACTTAAAGTCTGCAATAGCTTGTTCTGCATCTTTAATTCTTTCAAGTCTTGTTTTACCCATTGCATTACTATCAGGTTCACCTTGTTCATCCCGATAGCTATATATTAAGTCATTTATGGTTTGAAATGCTGCAGCAACATCAAATCTAGAATTTGCAACTTCATTCATTTTTGCTTGAAGTTCCCTTAGTTCAGTTGTTAAAGCAACTCTAGAGTCCCAATATTCTTGGTTATACTCCATTCTAAGGTTTTGTCTTCTCCATTTTTCAAGTTCTCTTTTAAATTCTCCGGATCCAGGAAAAATTTGTTTTGTTGCAAGTAAATCTATAAATTCATTGTAAGCACTTTGTAACATACCCTCAATTGGTCTCCATTCGTAGAACCCTTTTGTAGCTGCTCTATGTTCTTGCAATACTTTTGCAATACTTAAATCATAAACACCTCTGGCCGGATCATCAATTTTAGGAGTACCATCTTCATAGGTAAGAGAATATAACTGTTGGAACTCTCTAAATGCAGCTTGTATAGTTGAGTACTTCTCAAATCTTTCAAGCTCATTTTCCATGGAGTTAACCAAGTTATTAAAAGCCTGCAGTTTTTGTTTCCTTACATAGTATGCTAATTGACCTACCTCAGACTGTTTAAAGATATCATCTTTCTCATAGAACTCAGGAACAAACTCCTGCCACATGTAGTCTCTTTTGAATTCATCAAACTCCATCTGAGCTTGAGCAATTTTATTGACATCTTCAGTTTTCTTTGCTTCTTCTAAGTTATAGTCTAATAAATCATAGTGATATCTATAATCTTTAAATGCACCTAAATAACTCCAAATTTCTTTTTCAACAGGTTTTCCTGTCTTCTTATCCATGTAGAATATTTTATCCTTAAATCCCATTCTCTCTCTCATTGCAACGGAATTAAGTTTACTAAATCCTACTTTAGGTAAAAGTTTCTCAAGTTTATTTCTAAACTTCATAGACTGTTCCCAAACAAGATTCTGTACCTGGGTCTTTTCATTTTGAATAAACATTGCTAATGGTCCCACTATAACATCATTACTAGAGCTATAACTTTCCAACCATCTATTAAACCAAGTAACATCATGAGCTCCTCCAGTAAGAGCAGCTTTGATTTTATCTTCATCAACAACAAGTTCTTTATATTCTTTTAAAAAGCCTGTTAGAACATTTTCAGGAACACCTTTCTTTACCAATGCATCTATATCATCTTCAGTAAGTTTTTGTTGAACTACTTTGTCATATAGGTCATTTACCTCACGTTCTAATTGTTCTGTTGGAAAAGTTTGTTTCAGTGCTATACCTAAGTTACCCTTAAGTCTATCTTGAACATACTTGGACATGTATCCCGTAATCTCTACATAAAACTGAACATTGTTATTCTTAAGAATATTTGCAATGTTAGTATTGACTCTTGTGATGTTTAATACTATTTCATTTAAAGTTTTATAGAAAGGATTATTAGTATCCACAAAACCACCTTCAGATGTCAATGCCTCATCTATTTCTTGAACCATTTTTAACCAGGCTTTTGAATTAGATTTGTAAAGCATCAATAGTGCAATAGTACTTCTGTTATTGATATTAGTTCCACTAAGTTTAGATATATCTAATAACATGTTCTTAGTCATGCTATTGATTGTATCCAATGAATTTACCAGTGCCGTTGCTCTTTCTAAATCCACATCCATTTCTTCTCTAGCAGTATCTAATGCATTTTGTATGAGTTGATTTTGAGCTTGGTCTTCAATATTACTATCTAAGTTGTCTCTTAATGTTCTTAAGACTTCACGGATGTATCTATTAGTACCTTTTTCAAATAAAGATTCTCTTAATAATTTTCTAGATGCTTTATCTCCTTTAAATCCTTCAGCTTCAGAGAGTACTCTTCTAGTTGTTTCAAAAGTACTTTTAACAACTTTCTGCATAGACTCCTTATTAGAAAACTTGTTTAGTTCACGAGCCCTTTCAACAACTTCCCTGGAAAACATTGCAAGGTCTTCTTCATTTATTCTATCTGTCTTGAATTCAAAGTCTTTATCCAAGAGCATATCTGCCATCTCCTCTAATGAAGTATCTACATCTAACTTAGCTACATCTATTTTACTACCAAATAGTTTTCTAAGTAGTTGTTTGATAGCAGCAAGAAGTTTATTCATGAAGTTTTGATACCCTTCTGTCTCAATGTCATTGTTGATTCTGTTGAGTGCTTTTAACTGCATTGCATAAGCAAGTACTTCCTCTTTGAATAGATCTGAGTTTTCTTCTAGTTCTGGATAGTTGTTTACTACATAGTAATAGATACCCTGACCTTCTTCAGTAGCAAGTGCTTGATTATAGAGATTCTGAAATAGGATGTTGTTGGTCTGTCTTAATGCATTCAAGACCGGATGTGAGAATTCATGTAGTACAGTCCTCACATTAATATTTTCTCCTACTACATAAACTGTTCCTGCATAGTAAAATGCTGGTTCTCCGTTATACTTAACAGGTCGGTTCTTTAAAATATTTGCAGCCTCTTCAGCTGATACATTTCTAAACTGTGTATTAGTACTAAGTGATAATCTTTGAGCAAGTACTTCAGCAATTTCTTTTGATCTTTGATCTTGTAATTGATCTAGATTTACATCCATAAAAAGAACTCCGTTGATCTCTTGAAGAGCAGGGTTTACATTTTCTCTCATAAAAGCTATAGGAGATGTATCTCTTGTTTGATCTATAGTAATTTCATTCCAAGTATTACCATACTCATCTGTAATTTTTTTAGGACTATAGCCTTGTTTTTTAAGAATATTAGTTACAGTATTTTCATAGAAGTTATAGATAGGTTTTAAAGCACCAAAACCTTCTCTCTCTACTCTTTCAAGTTCTTGTTTAACCTGTTCTTTTTCTTTTTTAGCTTCTTCAATTCTTCTTTCTATATTTTCAGGGTCATTAATTTCACCATCTAAAAATCTAATTCTATCCTCTTTTTGTTTTTTAAACTCTTCTAAAGTAGTGTGTCCTTCTACTTTACTAGCTGTATTACCAGAAGGAAACAATACTTTTTCATATCCTTTCTTAGCACTATCTTGTATAATAGACTTAGTAAAGAAATTAATCCAGTTATTGTCTTTGTTTAGTAGTTGTAGGAATTGGTTTCCTTTTGTATTAGAACTAGGTAATCCATATTTTAAATAGTTATCTGTAAAGATGTCTTGAAAATAATTTACACCTTTATAAGTATATGATAAATTTCCTTCTTCATCTTCTTCTTCAATTCCTAATCTTTTTGCAACTTCAAATTCTTCTTTATTAGAATCTGTTATGTTAGAAGACATGTTTTTATCTTCTATTAAATTTTCTCTATCTCTACCTTTCTGAAACAAATCAGATTGTACTTCTAGTACTCTACGGGTTTTTGATAATATAGAAATATATGTTGAAGATTTTACTATTTCAAATTTTAATTCAGGATAATCTTGTGACCATTTTTTTTGTAATTTTTTAGCTTCTTCTATATTAGTAAATAACTCAGATTGTATATCTTCAAATGCATTTTCTACAAAATATTTAATAGGACCAGTTTCTTTAATAGATTGCTCATCACTTCTAAACCAACCTATACCTTTATCTGTAGCAAACTGAGCATGTCCTTTAATACTTGGTGTAATTGCTGGTGTAGCTATTTCTTGTTCTGTATAGTTAGTACCTCCGGGAACTGTTAGATTAGAATAATATTGAGTATTTAAATTATTATCTACAAAACCATCATTAATTTGATTTTGTAAAGTTTCTTCTGTCACTTCTAATTCATAACCATATTCTCTATCTAAAAATTTTTCACCTACTTTTGGTGTTTTAGCAGTATTAATCTCAATAGTATAACTATAAGTAGCAGCAATAGCAGCAGCTATTTCATCTTTAGTCATACCTGGTTTAGCTACTTCTTTAAAAAGTTCTAATTGTTGAGCAGATACTCCTTGTTTCTGAAGATCATTTAACCAACCTTGTAATTTTGAAGATTCAAATTTATTTCTATTAATTTTATTTAAAGCATTAACAATCTTTAATGAATAATCCACTTCTGGAGCTTTCATAAACATCGGTTTGTCATTACGTGCATTAAAAAGTTCCTGAAGTCTTTCAAAAAGTTTTACATTAGGTTCAGCTCTTAGTACTCTAACCTTAGCATCTCTCCAGTAGGTTGATCTATATGGATCAATATGTTCAGAAGTATTTACACTAAAAAGTTTACTACCATTAGTTTCAAGACCATATATTCTTTCTGCCTTATCAGTAAGGCTATCATTTAATTTATTAAACAGATCTTCATTGATAATTCTTCTTATATCATCTGTAGCTCCATTTTTTTCTAAAAACTTTATTGAATTTAATTGTACTTGGCAAACCATATTATGAACATTTAAAAGGGTCTTCTTCTAATTCTAATTGCATTTCTATTTCTTCATCAGAGATTCCTTGAGTTTTTATTATCATTTCTCTTACCTGGTTATATTTTGTAGAACCAGGATTGATATATCCAAACTCTTCAAACAATCTCTTACTTAAATATACGAATAATTCTTGAGGCATGGTGTTAGGATCACCAAAACCATACTCAGGAAATGCAAGTTTACCACCTTTTTCTTGAATTTGTTTAAGTATATTAATTCTTTTCTCCCAAATATTTTTAAGTGTTTGATATTGATCTGATGCAATGTCTATCTTTCTACCATTAACAACACTTGCAAATAAATCAGTTGGGAAATTAACTGACATATCTCCTACTTCTGTCATAAAGTAAGCAGAACCTCCAAGATTTCTACCTGCAGCAATTTGTTCCGGTTTAATTTCATAAATACTTATGTTATGTACAAAGACAACATCAGGATTATTTTTACCAAGATTTAAATAGTAAGTTGCATTTGTAGCATTCTTATCATTGTAAGTATAAACATTAGGATCATCTGTATTCTTAAGATTAAATCTTTTTACTTCAGCTATTGTATCTTGATTAGTAGAATCTAAAATAACTTCTTCTACATCTGATTCAGCATTTCTATCTTTCTTTATAGTAGGATTTTCTACAGGAAGTATTCTTTCTACATTTTCATAATCAATAGTAGATAAATAATCTTTAAATCGATCTCTATTTGGACTAATTTTTTTATTATTCTCTCTTATGAATTGATCATAGAAATTATCTAAAAGTGTAAATCCTTTTTTATTTAAAGCTTCAATAAACTTACTAGACTCACCTTCTACAATAGATAAAAAGTCTGTATAGTCCACTACATTAGTAAAGCTTAACTTAGTCTTGTTTAATCCGGTTTGTAAAAAAGCAAAAGTGTTTAAGTATTTAAACATGTCACTTAGTCTAGCATTTTCTTCTGGGTCAGTTAATTTTACAACTGTTCTATCAGAAAGTTTTTTTAAATCTTGTGTATAAAGATTTGATTTATCATTATCAAAGTCTTTATCAGCAAGTAATATATTAAATGCATCATTCTCTTTAGTTGAATCAAGTTTTAATTTACCTATAATAGGATAATTTTTAGCTAGTTCAGGATAGTTTTGTATCAACTTAGACAATCTTACAGAAAATGAATTATCATCATCTCTAAAAAGATGGAAGAAATTATATGAATTATCTAATGCTTTTATAGCAATCAGTTTTTCATATGTATACCTTACAGCTTTTTCATTAGTTAAATCTGGAAATAATTCTTTAGTGCTATCAAGTTCTTCTTGAAATTCAAATGAATTTGTAAACTCAGTATTCAATGGTTTTATATATCTAATATATTCTCTCTCAGCAACAAATTTTAAATATTCATCAAAGTTTGCACCGTAATGATTCATGAAAGTAGAAGGATCTAATTCATAAAGTTCTCTGTCTTTATAACTGTTCTCTACTTCAGAGTTTCTAACCCAAGCACTATCTTTAAATTCTTTTTTAATCTGCTTCATATCCATGTACAAAGTACCGTTCTTTACAAAGGCTCCTCTTTTTAATTCTTTAGCCATTGATACAGGAATAGTTGTTTCCATATCTAAAGACATAAATCCATCCTGTTTTTTATATTTTCTAATAGCATTTTGCAGAATAAAACTTACAAGGTCATTTCTAAAGATATTACTAAACATCTCAATATTCTGTCCAGGGAATGTAGTTTGAAGATCATTATTTATTTGACCTTTTCTAGCAATTAAATATTCACTAATTTCCTTGTGATATCTTAATTTAAATAAAGGTCTACTTACAGCTAGTGCAAGGGGACCATTAAAGAATGACTTTAAAATAGAATCCTCCATCATAGCTTCAACAATCTCTAATGGAACTCTTGGGTCAAAGAATAAATTCTCAATATTAGCCTCTGTCTGTTCTACATCAGAAAGAGTAGACTTAGTAGCAGTATCTGGATTAGATGCCATTTTAAGTGCAGTATAACCAGCAATCTGTTGTTCTAGTTCTAGATAATGTAAGAACATAGCTTTTGCCATATTACTTTTTCTATCATCCGTTTGAATAAGATTCAACATGTTTTCTTCAGTAAAATGCTTTTGTTTTTTATCTTTAAAATAATCTTCTAAAAGTTCTTGTCCTTTTAAATATCTATCATCATTTTTTGAATTACCTGCAAGTTCATCTTTAGTAAAGTATTTTTTAATTACTTCAGATGCTGCTTTATATTTTGCAAGTCCTGGACCGTCAGGTTTTTTGTTAAGTACATCGGCAAATGTAGATTTTGCAAGACGTTGCTCATCTACATACTCTCTAACCAATGGATTAGATACAAAGTAAATTGCTTCTTTTACAGGTACACCAGCTTTAATAAGATATAATAATGTTGGAGCAACCTCATAGTTACCCTGGATAAAGAAGATCCATGCATCTTTTTCAACGTCCACCCATCCATTGATCATCTGAGAAATAACATCTGATATTTTATTTGTTCCATCAACATCGTAAAGGTCTGACATAGAGATGACCTCTTTACCTCTTCTTTCCATCTTATTATGTCTCAGCCTCATGTTACTTTTTCTTGTTACTTCTTTTATTACATAAGTATCTGGCATATAAGCACCAATGGTATTCATGATAACATTAAATGTATTTTCAATTGCACCAAGACCTAGAGTTTTCTTACCTACAATATTAGATTCATGTTTGTATACGTTATACAATGATTCTAATACTCTTGTAGGACTGATCTCCCCAGTATCATCTGTCATTCTATTTTCTTTTGGATTATATTCCATTACGTCTGCAGATAATTTTTCTGCAATTTCTTTAAGAATGAAAGTACCATTTGGCATGATCAAAGAAGCATAGTTCTCAGGAAGTTCAAGAATATTTTTAATATCTTGAATTAGTTCATTTTCTAATCCTGCTTTCTGAGCTTTAACAGCATTTTCAAATTCATCAGTACCTCTAAGTTTTTTAATGTCATTGTTGTCTTTGTACTGTCTTTCAATAACTTTCCCATCTTCATCAAGTGTATTCATGAAGATTGTAAGTTTATCAATGTCAAAGTCACCACCAGACTTAGCAACTATCTCAGCAGGAGGAACAATAATATTACCGGCTTGTGGTGGTAAGAATTCAAATACCTCAGCAAATTCCATAGAGTTTAGACCCTGAACAGGAATCCTAACACCAACTAATGTTATTGCTTTTCTGTTAGCTTCATTATTAGCATCTAACCATTTGTCATCTTTAATCTTCTCATTTAATCTAGCTAAAGATTCATCCATATTTAAAACACCACTCTCATCATAAACACCAACAGTTTCATCATTATCATATTCTAGATTAAAAAGATTATAATAAGTCCCTTGCATTGCAATCATAACTTTTGCAGCTGCAGTATAACCATTTGACTTTCTATGATAAGTTGGAAGTGTATATGTTGTAGAAGCCCATTTTTTAATCTCATCTTTAGTTGCTTTTTTTAAGTCAGGTTTAGAAAATTGATTAGCAGTTAGTCCAACAGATACTTGTACAAGTGGTTCTCCGGCAACTTTCTGTTTAATAATTCTCTTATTAATCATAGATAATAATAACTTCTCTATTTTAGCAGCCTCTGGATGAAATGATAAGTCATGAACTAAGTCTCCACTATTATCATACACATCAATAAACTCAATAAGATTATCACTTAAAAGATCTTCTCTTTCAAGATTAGTTCTGATAATGTTTATTAGTTTAGCTGTACTTGATTTATCTTTTGCTTTATATTCTCCAGGGGATGTTTCTTCATATCCCATTTCTTCTAGAAGTTCCAACTTTAATAGCTCAGTATACTCTTCTACGTGGTCTATATATTTTTTAACTCTAGTATTTGTTATGTCTTTATATTTTGTAGACTTAATTGAACCTTGAGCATAAAGACCCTCTAAAATTAATTTTCTTAACTGAGTTGAGAAGATTGATTTTTGTTTATAGGTAGAGTTAATTTCTGTTTGGTTTTTTAAGAATTCAGCATAGACAATATTCTTAGTAAATTCTGCCTTTTTGTTTAGACTACCGTCTTCATTAAGCATGTTATCTCCATTTCCAATATGACTTACTTTTGATCCTGACTCAAATAAAACATAATCTACTTGATCTTTCATCATTTTTTCATGTAAATCATAAATTGGTGTACCAGATTTCCATACTCCAGGAATTAACGGAGCAAGTGAAAACTTATGGAATGAATTTACAGGAAGACCCTCTGATTGAATATTACCAAAGTACTGTAATTTATAAGGTGGAAAAAATTCTACTACATTTTCTGCAGTTATATTTTCTCCCATAGAAATTTTTCTATAAAGTAACTCTTGTTGATCACTCCAGTTACCTTCAGCTTTCTTAAGGATCCTGTAGTATTCCATAGTAATAAAACCCTGACCATCAGCAATCTTCATCTGAGGTTTGTTAGATCCAAAGTATTCTGATGCTGCTGTATCTGCAATTTGTTTTGCTTTCTTTCTATCTTTAGTTCTTTCATAGGTTGCTTCTTCAATGGCATCTCTGTATTCATTATACATTACAGAATTAAATGTCATTTCTTTCATGATAGCAGTTACAAGAGTACCATCATAGTTTCTAGTTTCATAACCTTGTCTATCAGCATAATAGTTTTTCAAAGAACTTAAATATATCTGAGCTCTTTTATCTGCACGGAATCCTCTACCTCCAGAACCTAAACCAGCATTTCTTTTATGGAATTCTTCTTTAGCATGATTATATTGTGCTAAGTCACCATATGCAAGTATTACTGTTTCCATCTTATGGATGAAAGAGTTATATGTATATGCTTTCATTAGTGCACGTTCTATATCTTTATCTGTAAGATCTTCATTTGTAACACGGATTCTTTCCATTAATCCATTATCTACATACTTAGCTTTTTGTAATCTAGCTAAGTTTTTATTAGTCTCAAGATTAAAATATTGAGCTACATCTTTTCTAATTCTGTTTCTTATTTCAGGATTGTTATCCAATTCTTTCATAAGATCAAAATCAGTTAATGGATTTTCTGAAGCTGCATCTAATATAGAATAAAGATCTGCTTGTAGATCCTGAGACAATATATCATCAAATGCTGTAAATGCTTGACCAGCCATTACAGGAGTTTTTTTATTGTCTTTTCTTTTTACTTTTCTATTGTAGCCGGCATAGTTTTTAAACTTATCAATTCCTTGTTGGAATCTAACTATTCTGTTTGCTTCTGCAGCAATATATCCTTCAACAATATCATACCCTTTTATTTCTCCATCAGCATACTCTAAGAAAGATTCAACATCTATATATAATTTAGAAGCTTTTTTACCATTGTATGTTTTAACTTCACCGTCAAGAGTCATACCCATAGATGTATTCTTAGAAGCATGTCTCATAAACTCTTCAACACCACTTAACAACATTGTATGAAACTCTTGCAAAAACTTACTTGTTGCATCCATAGCAGCTGTAGAAGTTCCACCTTCATTTCTTTTACTCACCATTTGAGTACCAGCCACATGTTGTAGTAGTATTTTAGTATCAGTAATTTTTTGACCATATGTATCTGACATAGGATCTAAATCAAAGATAGAGTTAAGTAGTTTTGAAAAAGGACTAAATGTATTATTCTTTTCATTTAGCCATCTCATATGTTGGAATCTACGTGCAGGATCCCCTTCATCAGTAGTTAGTTCTTCCCAAGACTCTGCATGATTAATTGCAGTTACAATTCTTGTAATAGTATTGTCTACCATATGTTCCCAAACTCTATTTCCTTCTGGAGTCTGAACACTAAAGTTAGAATAACTATCAGAGAATGCATTTTGTATCTCTGCAAGAGCTCTGATTCTACCTCTTACTTCTTCACTTTCTTCCTCATTATCTCTTAATGAAGTTGGAAGACCGTTGATAAAATATGTAAGTGGATCTCTTTTAAATTGAAATGCATCAGGAGATGTACTCTTATTTACTTTTTTGATTACTTCATACATTCTGTCTACACCAAATGTAGTTCCAAATGGTTCTGACGTACTGTTTATAATTGATCTTATAGCTGCACTAGATGGGTCTAGTACTATACCAATTGCTCTTAAAAATTCATCTGCTTTTTTATAATTAAATACACCATTTACTCCAAAGTCTTTTACAATCTTACCAGTGTTTAAAATGTTGTAACCTAGTTTTGAGTGTTTAGATACATATGGATTAACTGTAGAATCTGCAGTAGTAAAGTTATTTTTCCAGTCCTGGATTACTTGATACACATCAAAGTTTGCTTTTGCAACCCGTGCTTCAAATGCTCTTACAAGTACATCTTTAGATTTTATTTCTTCCTTATTTAAGTTTAATTGAATAAACGGCACCCTTGGTTTTTTAAAGTCTTGCCAGAAATTTGTTTCTGCTTCAAACTCTAAAGGATTATACATACCCATAGCACTTTCAATTGTAAAGAAAGGATTAGGTAATAAAGTCTGAAGTTGTTGTAGCTCAGGATAGTTTTCAGAATTTTCAAAAATTCTTACATACATATCTATTTCATCAAATGAACCCTCTAAAATTTTAGCAAGTCTATTCCACGTAATAGTTATATCTTGTAATTTAGGAAGACCAAACAAACCATCTCGATTATAAATGATCTCTCCATTTTCTCTAGTTACATCAAAGATACTTGCCAATAACATCATAGTTTCTTGACTAGCAAGTTCTTTAGATGAAACTGTATTACCTCCTTCATTTAATCTAAACAAATAACTCTTCTCAATATTACTTGGATCTTCGATCTCATCATATTCATCAGCAAGTACTTTGTATCTAGATTTTTCTAAATGATATGCAATAACATTATTCTTTTCTTTACCACTAAGTGAATCAGTAAGATTTCCAAAATTGTCTGTTATCTTAATTAATAATTCAAACTCTTTGCTAAATTGTGGATCAATAATAAGATCAATATTCTTTTCAGCTTCTTCAGCATATTTTATTCTTAGTCTTTCAAATCTGTCATAAATATCTTTGTAAAGATCTTTTTTGTTTTCCGGATCTTTTAAAAGTTTTAATGCTGCAGATGTAGTATTAAAGTCTCTGTTATAGTTTTGGAAAATAACAGCCATCATACTATCTATAGCATCTGCAATTTCTTTAGACTCTTCTAATGTAAAATTATCATTGATGACTTTGCTTCTATTTAGTTTCCCAAACATTACATTATCCATAGAAGGTTTTAGATTAGATAGAATCTCTGGATTTTCAGAGGCTCTGTATAGTTTGTCAAATAATTCTTTGACAGATTCAATATCTTGAAGTTTTGTTGCTACTTCTTTCTTAGTAGTTTTTCCAAAAAGCTTTTGTATAAACTGATAAATCTTATCAAAGATTTTACCTAAGAAACCACGAGTTGCTTTTTTACCTTTAGATTTTGCATACCCTCTAAACTCTTCAGCTAAATCTTCTTCTATATCAAAGAAACTTTTTCCTTTATATTTAGGAAGACTTTGTATTTCTTCATAAAGTTTTACTTTCTCATCTTTAGTAAGTAATAGTTGAGAGAATCCATGCCATGCTTCATGGTATAAATCTACAGATGTCCCACCATCAGCTTCATATAATGTAATACCATAACCTGACCATGTTGCAAATGCATCAGAGTTCACTACTTCAGTAATTCTTTCAAGAGAAATGAACTTACTTAATGGAGAATTATTCCACCATTTTTCTGCTGCAGCTCTATCTGATTTTGAAGTAAATACTTTATCAAGAAACTTATTACGGAGTTTATCTCTGTTAAGTTTATCTCTTTTATAAAAAGCCGAGTTAGAAGAACCATTAATAATATCATCTACTAATGTTATTCTAGTAGAAGGATTACTTTGTATATTAACTTCTTTAGCTTCTGGTGCTGTTAATGGTTCTGGTTTTACTGTAGTCTTAGTATCAGCAGTAGCTTCTAATGCAATAGACCTAAACTCAGTTATTTGTTTTTCAGTTAACCCAACTGCTTCAGCTAAATCAGCAACCTTCATTCTAGTTTTATAACCTTCAACTTTTCCACCTGCATCTTTAATTTGTTTCTTCATAGAAATCTCATATGCAGACACTTCTTTTGATGCACCAGTAGTTACAGGTTTAGTTCTTGCTTGTTTTTTAGGAGCTTTTTTAGTTTCTTCTTTATCCTTTTTAGTTTTCTTTTCAGGTTCAGCTTTTGGTTTAGGTCTTCCTACAGGTATATATCCTTCATACTCAATTGTTCCTTCTGGGATAACATAATTAAGATATGCATTAATACCTTTTTCTTGTGCTAATACCTCATCTGTATATGTAATCTTTACATAAGGTTTAATTACATCAAAGTATTTTCTACTTGTACTAATAATCTTACCATCCTCAATTGTATAATCAGTGAATGTAGTGTTTCTATATTTATTATTGTATTGAACATTTGCTGGCCAATATCCATTAGAACCTTCTTCTTTACCTTTACTAACTTTCTTAGGTCTAGCTGCAAGTAAATGATTTAAAATCATTTGTTTACCTTCTTCAGTATAAAGAATAGCATCATCAATTTTTTTACCATTTATTTCTACAACTAATGTCTTTTGATTATTAATTGTCAATACTTTAGCTTGAATTCTATCACGGTTTGTATTAGATTTTTTTGCACGAGCATTATTAATAAAGATTTCAAAGTATGATTTTCTTTCATCTGGAGAAAGTTGTCTACCTTTTAACTCAACTGTGGTAGTTAAGATAGTAGCAATTTTATCTGCTAATTCAGGATCTATATCTGATCGTTGTAAAAATAACTGTTGACTAACTGTAAGACCACCGGCTTTTTGTTTGTTTACAATAATGTATTGTAGACCCTTTTTTTCACCAGTAGTAATTGGAGTATAACTTTTTAAATCAGTTTCAGTTACTCCAGCCTCTTCTAAAGTTACAGTTTTAACTGATGTTGTTGGAATACCAAATGTTCCTCCTGTAATAGGAAGAGTTAATTGTAGATTTTGTTCCGATGATTCTAGTAATGTTCTAAGTTGATATAAATCATTTAGTTCTTTTTCTTGACGGGCAGCAATATCTTTTACAAGTTGTTTAAACTGTGTTTCAGTAACTTCTCCTTTAGCTTCAACTATTTGATCTCTTTGTCTTTCAGCTATTTTAACTGGATCAACTAAATTATATAATCTGTTACTTCTATTAGAAAGCAGTAATTTACCATCTACAAGATTTACTCTACGTAAATATTGATACACTATCCTACCCTCAGATGGGTTATCAGTCAAAGAACCATCTGGTTTAAAGTATAAATTGTTACCTTTCTCATCAGTAAGAATTACAATTACACCATTAGTATTTGGATATTTTTCTAAATGATCTCTATCATTTTGTACAAGAAGTTCTTTTGGAACACTTCTAGTTAACTGAGCAGTAAGTGCAATTGTTTTACCTTGATATTGTATATCTTCAGTACCAACTCTATCTTTAGATATTTGAGATATAGCTTTTATTACATCACTAAAAAGTATTTTTTCTGGATCAATTTTATTCCTGTCTTCTTCAGATACTTCTTCAGGATTTTCAGAGTAGGCAATTTGAATAGATGTAGTCCATGCACTAGTAACTTTAGCACCATTGTATTCATTATATGACCAAAGTGTTTCGTTATCAATATCAATCTTAGGTACAAAATCTTTTTTAGTTTTATTTGTATCTTTTATTTCAGAATCAATTTCGTCCTTGCTCTTTTTTTTAGTTGCAACAGTTTTACCAACTTCAGCAAGATCAGCAAACTGTTTTCTCATTTTTGCAAGACCAGTAAAGTCAAAATTATTATCAACTAAATAATCATTTACTTCTGTGTCTTGTGTTACTAAATGAAATACATCAGGAACAGCCTGTGCATATAACATAGCCTTTACTTGATCTTCAGAATTAAGTTTTACAACAGCATATGCTGATTGTACTAATTGATTTAAATCAACAGGAGGTAACGATGAGTCTTTTAATCTATCTGCTACTTCTCCATAAAGTGCTTCATAAAGATCTAATACTTGATCTTTATCTAGTTTACATGCCATTTTAACAAAATTTTGAGTTGTTTCCTAATTTATTCCATCTTGATTGACTATCTGATGTTTTTGCTTTTTCTTTAGCTTCAGCAATAGCATCTTGTCCATTTTTAATTAAATCATCAATAGTATCTTTTGACTCTTTAGAATCTTCTATATCTACTGGTGTTAATTCTACTTCTGGTTCTGGTTGTGTTGCTTCCATAGTTGTTTTTTCAAAATTTTCTGCAAAGAATGCGTCTGTAAATTCTTTAACTTCTCCGGTTTTAATATTCTTTAAAGTAACAGTACTTTGAGTTCCTGGAGGATAAGCAACTTCTTCTTCATATATATCAAAAATATCTACTACTTGTACTATTTCTCCAGAAATATCTGTAAAGATAGGATTTTTACTGATAAGATACTCTCCAATTTCTACATTTGAAACAGCATTAATTGTTTTTAATTCTTGCAATCTTTTCTTATATGATTTAGTAAGTTCAGTTGCATCCTCTCCTCTTTCTTGTGCCTCTAAAAATGCTTTTTGATAGATTAATTCTATAGTATTTAATTTAGCTATATTTTCTATAGTACCTATATCGTTTAACATAGCTTCACTAAGAGTACCTACTTCTTCAAATACTACTGGTTCATCAAAAACATCAGTTAAGATTTCTTCTCTTGCTTGTTTGACAAGGTCTTTAAGTTCCTCTCTTGTAGCTTGTCTAGGAACTCCTTCTGTTTTTCCTCTGGTAGTCCTTTCATTCTTAGGTACACTAGTCCCTTCCTGTACTCGTTGTCCTTCTGTAAAGATTTTTCTGACTTCTGCATAATTTTTAATTTTACGTTCTCTTGTTAATTTAATTAATGTTAGATCATTTTTTAATTCTAACAAAGCATTAATTTGATTTTGTATATCATCAACTAGATCACCTCTGTTTATAACAGTATAACCTAGTGCATATAATTTTTCAATAGATGTATCTATCCACTTGTTGATTTTTGGTTTAGCTTTAAACTTGTAATCAAAAGTACCATCAAATAACATATCTAATTCTGCAGGATAGTTTTCTGATAGTATTTCAGTAATAGTATCTGCAATAGCTGTACTCAATGATAAGTTACTAATAGATTTAAGATCTTGAGTTTCTTGAGCTTTTGTATTTTCTTTAGTTAATCTTTGAAAGTTATTAGGTAATCTGTTTAATGCAAATATATAATCATTAGCATTCTCACCATATAAATACATCTTCTTATTAGTTTCTGAAAGAAATGTCTTTTTACCAGTAAGAGTTCTTACTTGATTTTGTAAATCAGCAATACGTGTTATAATTGAATCTTGTTTATAATTCCGACTTACTGTTCCATCTGTTTCTTCTACAGCTTGATTATTACGTAACTTAGTAATCTTATCATTTATATCTTTGATTTCTTTGTTTAGTTTACTAATTGCTTGATCATTAATCATATAACTAAGAGTAGTTATATTTCCTGAAGCATCACGTAATACATCATATCTAACACCATTAATACTAGCTATTGTTTCTTCTTTATTAGAGAAAGATGCATTAATGACTTGGCCTTTAACAGTTGATAACTGACCTACTTTATCAATTGGTATTACAAGTTGAAGACCCACTTTATCAAAAGAAACATCTCCATTAGTAACTTTATTTAGATTTTCTTGTAATGGAAATATTTCTGTAATACCTTTATTAGATTCAATAGCATCAGATATTCTTTTGATATCTCT